ACAACGATGATATTATTGTGGATGAGGTTGTCTATCAGACAGGACTATTGAATAGTGAGTTGAGTTCCATTATGAAACAATATGGGGTCACTGGTGAGATCTTTGCTGACTCTGCTGAACCGAAGTCCATCCAAGAGTTAAAACGATACGGACATCAAGTTAAATCAGTTGAGAAGGGGAAGGATAGTGTGAACTACGGAATACAGATATTACAACAGAAGAAGATGTTCGTAACACAGAGATCAGAGAATGTCCTAAATGAATTTCAAAAGTATATGTGGAAGAAAGATAGGAATGGTGGATACGATACAACCCCCATTGATGCTCACAACCACGCCTGTGATGCTTTAAGATATGTGGCTATGTCTAAATTGGGGGTAAGAAAAGAAGGATCAAGAAGACCGGTAATGGGCTTTATGAACGTATAAAAACATTTCCCTTGTGGAGATATTTATTTTAATATAAAGAATATGATACAGATTAGCGTACAAGTAGATGACGAAGAAGTTAAAGATTACCAATTTCCAAGTGATTGGTCGGAGGTTACAATAGAACAATTTAGTAATATATACTCAATTGACACGAATATCCATCAAGGAATGTTCTATTCATTTGAGTTAATCCACCAATTATCGGGTATTGATAGAGAGATTATAGAACAAATTGACTACGATGACTTCAAATCATTGATTAAATCATTGGATTTTGTTTACCAACCAATTGAAGAATTAAATAAAGAGTCAATCATTGTGGATGGGGAGGAGTATTTTCTCTATTCAGAGTTTAATAAATACACTGCTGGTGAGGTAATCTCAATTGAAACCATATTACAGTCAGCGAATGGTGATGTAAAAAAGGTGATGTCTAAATTACTATGTATCTTTTTACGTAAGAAGAAGGAGAATGGTAATTTAGAGAAGTACAATACGAAGTTTATGTCTCGTGAAGGGAAGTTTAAGAACATTAAGATCAGTGATATTAACCACATCTTCAGTTTTTTTTTAACTGGAAGGGATTTATCACTCAACAATACGATGGACTCTTCCAAAAACAACGAGAAGTAAAAACTGATAATGAAAGGTTCGCCAAGAAATTGGGGGATAAAAAGAAAATGGACGACCGGTATGTATGGTTGGAATTCATTTACACACTGATGGACAAATTAAACTTAAAGGAAGAAGAGGTATATAAAATGGCTTACGTACACTGTCTGAATTGGTTGGGATATTTTAAGAATAAAGAAGAATTAAAGAATAAAAACACATTATAATGGCTATAACAAATGTAATAACATTAAATCAGATAATTAAATGGTTCCAATTGTTCCAACAGAATAACTATTTTTTGAATGATTTCGGATTTGGGGAACCTTACGACATTGGAACATCCCGTCAAATGAATTTCCCCTATATGTGGGTGATGATGAATGAGGATAATACCATTGGTCAGGCAGCACATAATAAAACAGCAATACCTGAATTATCGTTTTCCATTATGTTTATGGATAAGATCAATATCCAAGAGAATTATTTGGATGTTAATGGTTTCCCATCAGACAACTCACAAGAGATTTTGAGTGATATGTTACAGGTTCTTCAGGATTTACTTACAGATGTGGCTCAAAACTGGCAACAATATGGGGTATTCATCTCACAAGATGTCACATTCTATCCTGCTGTTGATGAAACAACGGATAAAGCGACGGGGGTTGTAGCGAGAATTGTGTTAAAATTAAAACAAGTGAATTGTATTATACCTGAAAATCCTTACTTTGATACACCTACACCAACTCCTACACCAAGTATTACACCAACAGTAACTCCTACTCCAAGTATTACTCCTACACCTACTTCAACACAAACTTTATTTAGTGCTTTGGTTTATAGTGGAGATATAAATACTGTTTGTGTTTCAACTACTCAATTAACAGTATATTCATCACAACCAATACCAACGGTCAATCAAGGTCAAACATTATGGACTAATTCTTCTTTAACTAATCAATTTTTTGGATGGATTGTTTTATCACAATCATCAGGATCGCCAAAATATTACACAGCAAATGGAGGTTTACAAACTTTTGGAACTTGTTAAAATAAATTAAAATAAAATAATATGGGAATAAGAATAGTAAGAGATGGGGTAACCATCCACAACGACACAAAGACAGCACAGAAAGAACCTCAACCAATTCAACAAGAAATGGAAGATTTGATCTCACAAAAGAAATTATTGGAGAGAGATTTGAAGATAATGGATTTGGAAAGACAACTTAATTTGTTAAAAAAACAATTAAATAATGGCTAATCAAATGTTATTTTTTGATACTAAATTAGCCAATCAATTTGGTAAGGATTATGTGAAGATCCTCGTTACCCTATTGAGAAATAATACCATCCCATCAAGATCGGGTTTAAGGTCATATCCAAAGGTGGCGACAGGTAGGTTAATTAGATCAATCAATTATAGATTACAACCAACGGCTCAAGGTATTCAAGTTCAATTATTGAGTGAGGATTACTTAAAGTATGTTGATCAGGGGAGAAGAGCGGGGGCGAAATATCCCCCAATCGGACCATTGTTAAGATGGGCTAGAGTTAAGGGATTACCTGAAGGAGCAGCATATGGGGCTCAAAAGAATATTCATAAGTTTGGGATCAAACCAACCAATGTAATTAAGAAGACAATCAACATCATACAGACCTCAAGAAACGCCAATAGGATATATGAGGAGAGAATGGTTAACAACATCGTTAAAATGTTGGAGAATAATTACAAAGCAGCTCAAATTAAATTTGATAAAGGACAATAAAAACACTTGTCTATTTGGGATATTTAATTAAAAATATTCTATGGGTTTCTCAGCGATAACATTACCTCATCAATTTATGGCGGCTTATTCAGCCGTACCACTTAAGGTATTTGATACAGATTACGATCAGGTACAACAATATAAGTATATAATCAACGCTGTATATGATACTGTAAACGTAACGGCTGCAGCACCATATTCATATCAATCAACAATATACACAGAATTAACAACCTCCGCACCACATTCATTTGTGAGGGGGGATTCAATTTTTTTGAATGATCCTGCTTCAACCAATAATCAAACGGGTTATTACAACATAGTATTTGTTTCTTCAAGTACCAGTATTGTAATTGATCTATTTCCATCCATATTATTTACCTCATTCCCTGTTATAGTTTCAAAATTCTATAAATGGAAATTGACCCCTGACTTACAAGGGTATGGTAAATTGGATATGAGCAACGTATTAAAGGATCTGGTAAGTCAAAACCTAACAGGTCAATCTGTTAATTATGCTCTGACTTATGATGGTCCTAACACAAAAAAATGTTTTGGTATTGTAGCAGGTTCAGAAGGTCAATTTGTATTTGAATTTGAGGACAATATCTTTTTGGGAACAGTTGGATTCTACAATTCAAGTATCACTTCATTAGTAGGTATTCCATTCCAAGTGGGGGATGTAATTCAGATACAACAAAACCCTGTCGCTTGGGCTTACACGAGTATTTCAAACAATGGTGGGTTTGCTACATATAACTCATCACAATCACATTCATTTACGGGGGGACAACCATTACAAGTGGCGGGTCAAGTTGCTATTCCATACTATAATGGAAATACAAGTGTTAGACCATTACCAGCCCCTACCTTAACATCGTTATCAACATATCAAACATTTCAAGGGAACTCATCAACACCTGGATTTATCTATGGTATTCCAAAACCACAATATAACACCACAGCAACGATTACAGCGATCTATGTGGATCCAACTTATGGTGTAGTTATTAACACAAACGTTGCTTGGGCAGGTTCATCAGTTCCAATTTCAGGACAAATTAGATTTACGGGTAATGCATTACAACAGAACTTGAAGGAGTATGTTAATTATAGTGGGTTCTGTGTGTATAACGCACACATCAATAGACCTGATTACTCAATCACAGCATTTGATCCATATGTAATTCAGAACAGACCATTCAGTGGGAATAATATCTCCACCATTTTATCAGGAACGACTTGTTATAGAATTGAACCTTCAACAATAGGGTTCTTATTAGTTCATCAAAATACAGCTAATTTTGCTGATGGTATGTTCTATGAATTCTTTAATTCATCAGGTGGTTTATTAGGGAATTTATACATAGTAAAGCCAACAGGAAGTGTTGACTATTATATGCCAATTGGGTTAGCACAGATCAGTGCTTCCACATATGTGAACTACACCAACACATTTACCAACTACATCAATAATGTGGCGAGTTATACCATAAACACATACAATGCTACAGGTGTTCCATCTCAATCAAGTAATAAGATCTGTTTCAAATTGAACGCTGATTGTTCTATGTATGAGATATATCACCTAATGTGGAAAGATCAGTATGGATCATTTATATCTTACCCTTTTATTTATATGTCTCGTGATTATATTGAGAGTGAGAAGAAGACATATTACCAACAAGAAGGTACGTGGAAAGACAATACATTTGATTATGACGATTATGGTGTGGGGGAAAAGGTATTTTACGAGAGAAGTAGAGAGTCATTAACCTTGAATTCAGGATGGTTATATGAGTTTGAGAGAGATTTAATTAAGGATTTGGTACAATCACCTTCGGTATATATTCAAACCCCTGACAATCGTCTATTTAACTGTCATTTGGATCAACCAAAAACGGAAATATATAAGAACATAAACGAGCAACTATTCTCATATACATTTAATGTGAGAGTAAGTAACAATGAATTCAGATTTTAATGGCAGCAATTAATCAATTTAAGATTGTATCGGAGGGTAGACAGATAGAAACATATGATGATTTTGATATCTCATTGACCTATCAGATAGATGATATTGAAGATATTACCTCAAAGAAAGCATCATTCTCCAAAACTATTATACTACCTGGTACCCCCGACAACAATTCATTCTTCCAAAATATATTTGAGATTAACATTGATATATCTGAAAGTTCATATAATCCAAAGAAATCACTACCAATACAAGTTTTAATTGGGGATGAATTGGTATTTTATGGTAATCTTCAATTATTGAATATCATTACAAACCAAAAATTGGTAGAATATGAGGTAGTTATTACAGGATTATTCAAAAATATAATGGTTGCTTTTGGTGATTATTATATAGATCAGTTAAGTTTGGATGAATATAGTCATTTACGTAATATCGCCACCATCCAACAATCATATGATAATATCATAACGGTAAATGGTCTAACAACACAAGTAACACCAGGGACAGGTTATATCTATCCACTTATTGCTACAGGTAATAATCCTGTATCAAGTAGAATTTTTAACGCCTTTGACTTAAATCCTGCTGTCTATTTGAAGACCTTAATGGATAAAATGTTCCAATGGGCTGGTTATACCTATACATCTAATTTCTTTAATTCGGATTATTTCAAATCGTTGGTGATGCCAACTGAAACTCCTACTTATGATAGTGTAAGTATTTTAGAAAGAACCGTAAGAGTGGGGGTTGCTTCTACTCTTGGATATACAATGGCTCCCCCATTACAGAACTCATTATATAATAATTGGGTAAACTCACCACAAATACCACAGTGTCTTTTGTGTGGAACTACGGCTATTACTCCAATGTTAAAAAAATCAAATACGTGGTGGCAGAATAATACAAATGGTTCTTGGTATGTACCATATAGTGATGAGACATCATTTGTTGCTAACCAACAGTATCAGGATCCATCCAATGAATGGGTATATTTGGGAACACCAAATAACTTATCTAGATATAAAGCAACTACAGCAGGTTTTTATGAGGTAGATGTAGACACATCATTTCAAATGTATTATAGACACGAAATGGGGTCTAACTTTAAGTATGTTTCAGGTTCAATAACATATCAAGCAAGAATTTTTAAGGTAGCGACTAACGGTAGTACAACGGTATTAGCGAGTACGAATAACTTAACTATTACCCCACCACTTGCTAACTCAACAGGTAGAAGTGCTTTTGGTAATACAACTGTACCAGCATCAGGTTTTATGCCAGGTTGGTGGTTATCAGATCAAGAGTATCTTATGAATATGAATGTTGGATCTGTATTTTTGAATGTTGGGGAAGAAATAAGAGTTCAATTTAGTATTGTATATCCAACAACTGTAACGTGGAGTTCAAATGTTGATAAAGTATTGGTAGCAGGTGTGGTATATCCTACTACAAGAGGGGGAACACCAAATAGAATTCAGGTTAAACCAGCGACAAATGTTAATTATAATATCAACGCTTTATTATACTTATCAACAATGTTACCAACAATTAAGATGAAAGACCTTTTCATCAATGTTGTGAAGATGTTTAACTTGGTTGTAAGTGATGATCCTGCTCTACCAAACAACCTCATCATTGAACCAAAAGATGATTACTATGAGTCAAAACAATTGGTTCGTGATTGGACTGATAAAGTAGATTACGATCAAGATGTAAAACAAACTCCAATGAGTGAGTTGGATATTAAGTCATATAAGTTTACATACTCCGAAGATAATGACTATTATAATAAAATTTATACAGAACAATCTGGTAGAGTATATGGTGATTTTTATGTTGATTTCATTAACGACTTCTCAACTACGGAGAAAGAGATCAAATTAGATATTGCCCCAACACCTGTATCTGATAACTTTTGGACTCCATATATTGGTCCATTCTTTGCTGAAATTGATACAAACTCAAACTTAAGACCGGTAAAAGTAAAACCTCGTATTCTATTTTCTAAGAAAATAACACAAACACTAATTTCTAACTCAACACAAATTGGTTTAAGAAATACACCAACCAGTCCAATAGTTTATTCATTTACATATATCCACGCTGGTATGTATGATGATCCAACAGATCCTGAATTCACATTAGAGTGGGGGGATAGTACAAGATTATATTACAATACAGCGTTATGTTGTCCGTCTAATACCCTAATAAATCAGTTTTACCTGTCTACATTGAACGATATTACTGATGTTAACGCCAAACTATTGGAAGCGTATTTTCATTTAACCCCAAGTGATATCAATCAATTTGATTTTAGAGATATAATCTTAATTGATAATGCTTATTGGAGGGTAAATAGGATTGAAGATTACAATCCAAACGCTATTGATAGAACAACAAAGGTGATTTTATATAAATTAAACTCATTGGATATATTCTATAACGATAATAGTGAGGTTCCATCGTCTGAAATTGACTGTCCTACTGATGTTGTTATCAAGAAAACTAAATATGGTTGGATATTTGTGTCTCCATCTAACCAAATAATCACACAAGAATGTTGTTTATTATGGGGAGGGTATTGGACTAATGGATATTGTCAGGCTAAAAAACCAATTATTAACGATCCTGGTACACCTTGGGGTGAACAAACAGGATATCCTCAATCAGGAGGTAGTGTGGCTCCATCATTTCAAGGAAGAAGTGGGGCGATTGCTGAAGATAGACCATTTGAATTAAGAAAAAATCAGAACATCATCAACTCAAATACTGTGGTTGTTAAAGGTAGTTCCAACTTTGTAGATTCAAGTGCTGAAAATGTCCTTGTAATGGGTGATGGTAACTCTGTAAATGCTGACACGAGAAACGCTTTAATCATTGGAAACGATCATAACTCTATTGAGAGTGATTCAATCGTTGTAGGGAACCTTGTATTGAATTCTGACGGGTTTAGATGGTACTATCCAACGATCACAGAAGCGGGATATGAAACTGTTATGTATGTTGGTAAGACAAATCTTATTGATATCATTGATGGAACTTATCAATCTGTAAGAAATTATGGGGGTGATAGTAAATTAAGACCAATCATTGATGGTAGTGATCAACAACCTGCTACACCAATTGAACCAAGTCCAACACCTACTGAAACTCCTACACCTACTCCAACCCCTACGCCAGGATTAAGCCCAACCCCAACTTCAACTCAAACTCTAACTCCAACACCTACCTCATCAAGTATAGTAAGACCAACACCTACAACAACATCTACACCTACATTAACTCCCACACCTACAATAACCCCTACTATTACACGAACACCAGGATTAAGCCCTACTCCTACACCAACAAGAACATCTACGCCAACACCAACTTCGGGTATAATGTACTTGGCTTCATCTTGTTGTAGCGAACCTGATAAATATGTTATCTTCTCATCTGATGGGTTATCAGGTAGATTAGTATTAATTGGGGGTCAATGTTATGAATTGATAGAAGAGAAAATAGGATCACCATTGTATGTTGGAACATTATTAGGGACTGATATAAACGATTGTCTTGAATGTACAGCGATCTATACCTGTACTTCATAAAAACAACCTACAAACTAAAATATTTAATTAAAAAAAGAATGTCTGATAAGATAGAATACTCACGATTATTGTTAAAAAGAACAGGTCAAACAGGACAGGTTCCAACTATACCAACAGGGGCTACATTAAATGAAATGATCCCTACCGACTTATTTATTGGTGAAATGTATCTTAATGCTGCTGATGATGCTTTATGGGTTAGAACCGACAATGGGATCTATCCAATCTCATTATCAGGTATTACAGCATCAACCCCCGATTTAGGACAAGTATTATTTCAAGGTAATTTTACGAATGGAGAAGATATTATTGTATCTGCTGGTAATACCATTGTATTTTCAGGATTAAGTTCAGGTTCAAGTTCAAATTTATTAGCAATAGATGCTTCAGGTAATACAATTTTAGTTACAGGATCAACCTCTGGTGGTTCAGGAACATCAGGAACAAGTGGAACTGATGGTACATCAGGTACAAATGGAACATCAGGAACAGATGGGTCAAGTGGAACTAGCGGATCGTCAGGTAGTAGTGGTACGTCAGGATTAGCAGGAACAGCAGGAACTGATGGTAGTTCGGGGACAAATGGTACTAGTGGAACAAATGGAACATCAGGTACAGATGGTTCTTCAGGAACATCAGGTTCAAGTGGTAGTTCAGGATCAAGTGGAAGTAGTGGATCATCAGGTTCAAGTGGTACAGATGGGACCTCAGGTACAAATGGTAGTTCAGGAACGAATGGATCTGCTGGTACAAGTGGGACAAGTGGTAGTTCAGGTACAGATGGTTCAAGTGGATCAAACGGAACATCGGGTCAAAATGGTGTGTCTTCAAGTATATTTTATTATGAAGCAAAAGACAACTCACAATCAGGTAATCCTGGTAATGGACATATTCTTTGGAATAATGTTACAATGACCGCATCAACCCAAATCAATATCAACCATCTTACAGACACCCCAATAACAGATATAGATATATTCTTATCTTTATTACAAGTAGGACAACAGATTACAATTCAAGATCAAAGTGATAGTGGTAATTATCAAGTATGGGATATTACAGGATCAACCACACAAATTACAGGAGCAACTAATTATTGGGAAGTTCCTGTATCTTTGGTAAGTGCTGCGGGGACAGCACAATTCCCCAACAATCATCAAATTATATTAGCAACACTTGGATCGACGGGTACAAATGGAACATCAGGAACTAATGGATCAAGTGGGACTGATGGTAGTTCAGGAACTAATGGTGCAAATGGGACAAGTGGAACTAATGGAGTAAATGGAACGTCAGGAACTTCAGGTATTGGAACAAACGGAACAAATGGTACTAGTGGAACAAATGGAGCAGCAGGAAGTAGTGGTACATCAGGAACATCAGGTGGTGGTGGAGGAGGTGGAATATCCGCAACTACTGTTATATTAAGATATGAATTAACTTCAGGTCAAACTGTTTATAATGATATGGTTCCAATAGATGGAACAATTTCAGGTTTGAAAGCATTTACAACTCAAACTCAAACGGGATCTACTATTATAGATATATTAAAAAATGGAGAGAGTATATTTAATTCAACATTTTTAGATATACCACCAAATAGTGCAACTTCATCAAGTGATGTATTTATTTTAGAAGATAATACTTGGAATGATTATGATCTAATTACAATTTCGGCTAATACAAAATCAAACCAAAAAATTTATGTCTATATGAATTTATGTGTTACCGGTAGTTGTGAATCAATAGAACCTATACCAATTACAGGTGATACGGACGCTGCTCTTTATTTAGCGGAAGTTATAAACCAAGGTGGAACAGTAACATCAGGTATTGATTTAGCGGTTAATACTTTATTTGAAGATCTTAAAACAGCTGGAATATACAGTAAACTTTATGCGATGTATCCAATTGTGGGGGCTAATGCAGCATCACACGCATTGAACGCATTAAATCCTTCAACTTCAAATGCATATTATTTATCATATTCAGCTGGTTGGACACACAATGCAAGTGGTATGACGCATTCAGCAGGATCATATTTTGCTGATACGAAATTCGTACCAAGTACAAATCTACCTACTAACTCAAGTTCTATGGGTTACTATAATAATACTCCACCTGTGGTAGGTGATGGTTATATTATGGGGGCTTACAATAGTGGATCACAATGGTGGGCTGCGAACTATCAATCATCTAATAGTTTCTTCTTTATACATTTCAGTGGAACATTAAGCTTCACAAGTTTAACTAAACTTACAGGATTTGCTCAAACCTCAACTAATGGAACTACAAGATTCCAAAGATTTACCAACACAGTTGATACAGCAACAAATACTACAAGTTTTGCAGGAACAAGACCTACAGTTTCAGTATATCTTGGAAACTTAAACTTAAATGGTAATCCACATAAAAATGATGCTGGTGCACAAATCGCATTCGCTTACATTGGTGATTATTTAACAGCATCGGAATTAACGACATTCTCTACGATTGTACAAACATTCCAAACATCATTAAACAGACAAGTATAAAATTAAAATATGGAACATATAACACACGTATTTACGGAAATATTATTTGAAGATGAGGTTAAAATTTTAACCAAAAATGATAATGATGGAGAAATCTCATACACAGAAATAGAAAAACTTGAAGGAGAGGAATATAATTTAATTTATAATTGTGATATATTAAAAGTTAAATCATATAAAATATCTAATGAACTACCTAATTGGTATTAAAATTAAAAAATAAAAGATAAAATAGAGTATAAGATGCCAGTTAATATGAATACCTTTTGGTCTGATTTGGGAGTTGTCGGTGGAGTATCGGGAGCAACAAACCAATATGACCTTTTTAATGGATTAATCTTTGATGATGGGTATGTAACTTCATCACAATATGATTTCTTCAATCACTTGGGGACAAATAGATATGAATTTTTCAAATCATATAATTCTGTTGATCCAAATATTGTAGATGAATATACATTTTATCAAAATACAAGTGATCCAAATATATTTAATTTCAACACATTTTACACATATGCAGCTGAGTTTATAAATTCTGAACCTGTAACTCCTACACCTACCCCAACTCAAACAATTACACCAACAGTTACTCCAACAAGAACGGTAACTCCAACAATTACACCAACCAATACATTAACCCCAACTCCAAGTATTACTCCTACACTTACAAGAACGCCAACACCAACACCATCTTCAATTGTATATGATACAAATGCTGCGGCTTATTTAAGTGCTATTATAAGTAATGGTGGAACATTAGATTCTACCATATCAGCAGCGACCAATACATTTTTCATAACATTAAAAAATGATTCAGTTTATAACAAACTCGCAACAATACATCCATTTGTTGGGGGGACATCAGCAGCACACGGATTAAATGCGTTAAATCCAGCAACATATATAGGGACATTCTATGGTGGGTGGACACATAATGTTAGTGGAGCAACACCAAATGGTGTTAATGGTTATATGAGAAGTAGTCCAGATTATTCATCAGCTGGAAATAATAGATATGGTTGTGGTGGTTACATACAAAATATAACTGTTGGTGGAAGTTTAATGGGAACATATGATGCCGAAGATCATATAACGATGGTGAATGTGTTACCGGGAAATCCACTTTCTTTTGTAGCCGGAAATAATCAATCAATAGCAAGTTTAGTTACCATTACTGCTAATACTGTAGGTAAATTCTACGCAGTAACAAGAACGGATAATTCAACAAATAGAGCAAAAATAGATCTATCAGGATTTACTCAAAGTA